CGCAAAGGAGCGATCCGCCTCGCTCCAGTGGAACCACTCCTGCATCCCGTCCGGGTGTATCTCCAGCAATCGGCGCATCGCGTGGGCTCCGGGTCGTGCGCGGGGAGCCGTGCAGCCGCTCCCCGCGCTCAGCAACGTCAGGGATCAGTCCCGGCTAGGAACAATCCGCGACGATGCCGGAGCCTTTCTCGTTGCGTGCCTCCAGCGTGTACTCCGTGATCACCATGCCTTTCTCGGAGTCGCCGGTGGCCGCAATGTCCTTCGTGAACGGCTTGCGCAGGTAGCTGATCGCCCAAAGGTCGGTCTGGAGAATGTGCACGTCACGGTCGCGCTGGAACCGGTTGGGCTGCACGGTGATGGAGCCAAAGTCGTAGTCGTAAATCTCCAGCGCCGTCACCAGCTTCTTGTCTGACGTGTCCTGATAGCGGGTGATATTGCTGGTGAAACCGGAGATGATCTGGCGTTGGGTCTGGTTCACCATGATAATGTCGGGCTTACCGCCATTGACCCAAATGGATGCCAGCACCGGCTTAAGCACCGCCTCGCTGAAAGCGCGCTGTGTGCCATCGATGGCGGCCGCGGAGGTGGTGCCGTTGCCGCCGGTGGCGCCGCGCGCGGTGTTGGTCGCGTACCAGCCGCACAGCGGGCGAAGCTGGCGCGCGGTGCTGGAGTTGCCGGTGACAGGAGCCTGATTGTTGGTCAGGTCAAACTCCATGTCGCGGCGTAGCTCCTTGTTCTTGAGCACCATCTGATACGCCATCTCGGACTCGCGGCCCGCCTTGTCCACGGCCTCCTGGGTGCCGGAGATGGACACGGCCTTGCGCGCGATCTGGCAGCGATTGTTGACGCGTACGGTGGGAGTGACCGCGGTGAACGCCGCGTCGTCACCCTCAAGCTGCGCGTTCTGCGCCGCGGGCGCGAGCGCCTGCGTCTGCCATTCGTGCAGAACCGCAGAAGCCTTGTTCTTGTCGATCCGCGCTTGGAACGGGCATTCCGTGGGATCGATGTTGTAGATCATGTCAACTAGATCTTCGCGATTACCAATCGCGGAGAACGTGAGGAAGGTACCGCCAGGAACAGACATTTGGACCGCCCCGTGCAGCGCTCTAGCGCCGTCACCTAGGGTTGAGGGGTGGTCCTTAAGCGGGCTGCGATAACGTCAGCCACCTGACGCGCGGAGCCGGACTTAAGGGCCGCTTTCTTCGCGGCCTCAAACCGGGCGTCAGTCCCAGGTCCGTCCTGGAGCGCACCAGCGCGCATGGTCCGTGTCGGTGGCGGCGCCTTTTTCTTCGCGTCAAGCGCCGCGCGATCCGCCTGCATCTTGTCGTAAAGCATGGCCTTGCGTGCGGTCAGCACCGCCACAGGGTCAACCACCTGCTGCAACACCTCGGGCCGATAGCCCAGGTTCAACAGGTAATGCGTCAACTCCTGATCGAACGCGTTCCACGCCTTGTCATCGTGCAGGTTAAGCTCGCGCCTCACCGCCTCCACCATGCGGCCCTTGGCCTGCCCTAGCGCCTCGCTGTGGAGGCGCTGTTGCTCGCCTTGAATCGCCTGGATTACCTGCAAGCGGTGATCGTACTGCGCGCGCTTGGCAACATAGTCCGCCGGATTCTCCTGGGCCAACTTGGTCCAGTCCGTCTTGTTGCCTTCGGCCAACACCGGATCAAACGTCTGAATATGCTGGGACAGGAACTGCAACTGTGCGGCGGTTCGCTGCCGTTCGGCCTGGATCTGCGCAATATCGGCCTCAGCCTTTTTGCGCGCGTCCGCGGCCTCATTCTGTCCCCGGCGCACCGCTGCGGTATCCTCGCTGTCGCGCTGTAGGAGGTATTCCTGGTCAGCGCGGTCGAGCCTGGACCACCGTTCGCGTGCGTCCTTGGACCAAGATCGCGGCGGGTCAAGTGGAGCCGGTGAGTCGGCTTCGCCGCCCGGCTGGTTGTCCGCACCGCGATCTGCACCGGTAGCCGACTCGTCGGGAGCCGGGGCGGTGCCGCCGGCTGCGGCCGGCGGATCTTGGGCGCCACCGCTTGGCGCGCTGGGCTCCGGAGCCGTGCGCAGCCGATCAGCGATGGTCGCAGCAATGGAAAGTGGTGATGGTGCAGGCGCGGGTGCGGCGGGTGCTGGTGCTTCGTCAGCCATAGGGATCAGCGGTTTTCGCCTTTTCCTTCCGCTCTAGCTCCGCAAGCGCGGCCTTGCCGTCCCTTATGTACCGCTCGAATACATCGCGCAGCATCATCAGGCTTCTTAGCATTTGCCAAACCGACTCCCGCGCCGCTTCTGAGGGGCGGTTATCCGGTGACGCCATGGCGCCGCCTTCGCGCCAGCCGCGGATAAAGGTGGCCTCCAGATCCGCGAACGCGCCCACCACCAGCGGATCCTCAAGGATCTGCTGCGCGTGGCGCGCGCGGGCCACGCGCTCATCATTGTCCATGGAGGATCACCGTGAGCACCGTGGCATAGATCGCGGCCACCATGAGCAACGCGGGCACGTAGTCGAAACGCGGCATCAGGCTGGCGCCGCCGGCTGCTGCGGCTGCTGCTGCGCCTGCATGTGCTGCGTCAGCAGCTTGGTGTGCGCGTCAAGCATCGCCTTGAATCGATCCGTCATCATGTCCGCGTGCGCCTTCATCGCGGTTTGCTGTTCGGCGCTCGCGAGGCGCATGGCCTCTATGTGCTTCTGCGCCTCGGACTGGATCATCGCGGCGGCAATATCGCCCTTGGTGTCCTGCTGCTGTGCGGCCGCGTGCGACTGAGCGCCCAGCACCGCCTTGTGCACCTCGGTCTGCTGTTGGGTGGCGGCCTTGTTCGCGTCGGTGTGCGACTGCATCGCGGCCTTTTGCAAATCGGTCTGCTGTTGCAGCTTCGCGGCCTGCATCTGCACGTTGCCGGCGATCTGCGCCACCTGCACCTCCGGCGGCGGTTGCTTGCCAGCTTGCGCGGCTTGCTGTGCGGCCTGCATCTCGGGTGAGCCGGGATCGCTGTAGTAGGGTGCTGCGCTGGGCATGCCCATGGCCTGCACCAGCTTTTCCAGCTTCTTGTAGATGTTTTCGGCGGTGAGGATCGGGCCTTGCACGCCGCCCTGGAGCGCGACGATTTGCTGATCCATCTGCAACAGCATGGCCATGTGCGCCACCTGTTGGTCCTTGTTGCCGGTGCCAAGCCCCACGCTCACCGTCATGTCAAACCCGTCCGCCCAGGCGCGCGGATCCATCGGCACCCACTTGCCGCGCAGCCTCACCAACTCGTTGGGCCGCACGTACTGGCTGGCAAGGCGGATGATCTTGACGAACGCGGGCTTTACGCCTGTCTCCGCGAACGCGCGCGCGATCAATTCAATGCGCTGGCCGCTGGCCTGGGACAGGATGTTGATGCCGGTTGCCGTCTTGTTGAGCGTGTCCGGATCCAAGCCCTGATTCATGCGGCTTGCGCCGGTGCGTTGCTCGCGCACCGAGTCGATGTATTCGATGGCCGGGAAAATCTCGCCACCGATAAACTGCGTGGGCAGCGGCGCGAAGGCGTTGCCGGGCAAGCCCTTGGTGCGCAGCACCTGACCCACGCGGCGCGTCAGCCATTCGTTGTAGTCCACCACCGCGTCATCGTTGACCGCGAGCGCCGGAGCGGACTGGAGGTAGGTGTTGTCCAGGAAGTTGCGGAACAGCGTGGACTTGATGCGCTGTAGATCCATCGTCTGATCGGCCATGCTCATGCCAATGGCCTTGTGCGGCATCAGCGTGGGCGTGCAGCACGCGAACGGGTTTTCGTCCGTCTGTTCGTTGACGAAAATCTGCGTGGAGGCCCAGGTGACCTTGCGCATCTCCGCCACGCCATCACCGTCATAGTCCACGCGCAGGTAAGCCTCCGTCAGCCACACCTTGCGCATGGTCGGATCTAGTGTGCCAATCTCCTCCGCCACGCCGCCCTGATCCTCGAAACGCTCCTGTTTCTCCACGTCCAGGCCGATCAGGTCATCGCTGGGAATCGCATCGATCTGTTTTTGCGGGAATCCCATGGCGCGCAATTCGCTGAGCGTCACCTGACGGCGGTGGTGCGTATAGTCCGCGTCCTCCACGGCAATCGCGGTGCGCGTCATGCCAAATTCTTCGTTCGGCACGTTCTCCACGCAGATCCTGCCGGTGCGGTTGGTCTTAAGCACCACCATGTCCACCAGCTTGGGCGGTGCCGGCGGTGAAATGGGCAACTGCATGGGCGGCTGGCCGGGCAAGCCGGCCATGGGCGGCGGCAGCGCCATCAGCGATGGCGGTGATACGGGTGCAGCGGCCGCAGGCTGCGCCATGCCGGGCAACGATGGCGGCAGGATGTTTGACGGCGGCGGTGGTGCCAGATAGCCGGGCTCACCGGGCTCAGGGTCGCGGGGGTCCGACTCCTCAATCACCTCTATGTCCGGATTGGCGCGCATCTCATCGGCCTGCGCCTCCGTAAGGGCCTCATACTCCTCGCGCGTGACTTTCTCGGTTGCGTCCCACCAGATTTTGATGATCCCCAGCTTCTGCAACAGCGCGTCCTTGAACCACCAATAACTGATGCGAAAGCCGGGATTGACTCGCATCCACACGTAGTTGGCGTAGTCGGTGGCTTGCTCCGCCGCGTCCTCCTGGTTGGGTCCGCTGGGCTCGCACAGCACGACTTGATCGCCGCCGGCAAAGATGCGCATGAGGCTGGGCAGCGTTGAGTCGATGGACTCGGCCACGTCGCGACTCACGACTTGGGAACGGCCTTCCAACTCGTCGCCAAACTTTTCGCCCTTGTAGTATTTCATGGCCGTGGTGCGCTCGCCGGCCATGGTGTCACCGCCAACGGCGCCCACCTCCATGCAGCGCTGGCCAACGATGGCCAGCAACGTGCTGTCAGCCATCTTGGCCACGGCTCAGTCCTCCTCCACTACCCAAAACTTGATATGACCCGGCGACGGGAACGGGCCAAACCAGTCACCCAAGTCCTTGCAATCCACCAGGAGCACGCTGGGCCGCGTCCATAGCGGATCATCGTTGCGCAGGCGCTCCAGCACCGCGTGCGCGTCACCGACGCACACCGCATGCAAGGTGATCTGAGCCACCTTGACGCTGTAGTGGCTGATTTTGTCGGTCATGGTGCCTCAACCAATTCCAGGATCAGCGCGCCGTCGCGCGGATCGTGTGCGTGCAAGCCGCCGTCCGGGCGCTCCCATACCTCAACGTTGGGCTCGTCAAGCTCAGGGCGCCGCAGCCAGCCCAGCGCGCTGGCGTGGTGCGTGGAGACGCGAAAGCCCAGGACGGTGCGCGGAGTCATTCGGCTTTCCTGTAGCGCCCGGCCGCGTCGCGCGCGCGACGCGCCATCGCAAGCTCGCGATTGCTGAGGCCCGGTTCCGCGTCCTCATCGTCATCGCTCGCGGGCGGATCCTCAGCCTCCAGTGCTGCGCCACCCACGGGACCAAACCCGCCCCGTGGTGCGACACCGATCACCTGCGACTTGGGCCGCATGTCCAGCGCCGCCTCTGCGGCCGCGTCTCCGCCGTCCGCGTCCACGGTGATTATCTCCACGTGTTCGATCCGGCGCGGCCCGTCCATCACCACCGTGCGCACCTTTACGTCATGCAGCATCAGCGGCGCGCCCGCGGATCCTGCGCCACCGTGTGGCGCTGCTGCGCCGCTGACTGATCAGGTGCCGCCTTGTGGCCGTGCTCATCGGTGTGCGCGTCCTTGGCCTTGTCGCGCAACGCGGGATCCACCAGCGGCTGGCGCTTGAAAAACGTCGCCAGATCCTTGCGCGCGCCCGGAGGCGGCGGCGGTAACGGCGGAGACACCGGCGGGCCTTCCACGTCCGATGGAATCTCATAGAGCCCCATGGGCACGCAGCGGTGCAGCGTGGTGCCGTCCGGCGCCTGCGCCTGCGCCAGCTTGATTGCGGCATCTTCGTCCGCCGCGAACACCTCCACGTCCGTGCCGTCCATGTCCGGGTGGCGCATCTCCAGCCGGAATTTCGGTTCCTTGGGCGCCTCCTCCTTGGGAGCGGCCGCCTTGGCGTCCGCGTGTGCGTCGGGCTTGGCGTGCGTGTCAGGCTTGGCAGCCGGGTGCTTGGTTTCGGTCGTCATCACACAATCCCCTTGTTGCTGTATTGGAGTTTCACCGCGCTGCGGTCCTTGGGCTGGCCCATGGCGAGCGTGCGCATGGCGTCAGCGGGGTGCGACGCAAAGTCGTGCAAGGGCCGGTCATGGAACACCTTGCGTTTCTCGTCATACTCGCGCCGGTACTGTTTGAGCGCGGCCACGCCCGTGGCGCATTTCTCCGCATCGATCCAGCACCGCGGCAGCAGATTGCGCACCGCCTGGATCCCGTCCGGGATGGCCTGACGCGGCAGCACGCGCACGTTGGTGACGCCCAGGCTGCGCAGCGTCTCCGTGCGCGTCTGGCCGGTCCCAAGCTCATGCGCCTCGGCATCGTGCGGCAGGACGTGCTCACCGTAGGCGTAGGGCCGCGCGCGCATCTCGTTGACGTACCAGCCAAGGCCCACGCCGCTATTGGCTAGGTAATCGATCAGGTGCACCTCGCGCCCAACGAATTGCGCAAACCAGATGACGGTGGAGTCACCGATGCCCAGATCCCAACCGGTGTGTACGGTGACGGCCGGATCCCACGGCACGCGCGTGAGGCGCTTTTCGCGCTCCAGCCACGCCATTTCACGAATGTAGTAAGCGCCAAGTATTGCAGCGTCGAAGCTGCAATAATACTCCTGCTGAAACAGGCTTTCGCCTTGGTCTGGTCCGAATAGCTTGATTAGCTCGCGACGCTCGCGCTCCAGCGTGCCGGGATCGAATACGCCCGTATCGTCAACCGTCAGCGTTTGGGCAAACCAGCCGGGCTCAGACTGCGCCATCTTGAGCGTATCAAGCCCGTGGTTCGGACCACGTGGCGTGTAGCCGAAGCCCGCCCAGCCGCCATTTTCAGCGAGGATCGGACGCAGGAACGCCCAGGCGCGCGGATCGGCCAGCGGCCACTCGGAAAACACGATCCCCACCGGCGGTGCTCCCACCAGCGCGTTGTAATTGTCCGATCCCACCACCTGCCAGACTGACCCGTTATAGAAACGGATCATCATCTCGTTTTCGCGCGTGGTGTCGCGAAGCTCCAACGGAAACGCATCATCGATGCGACGGCGGCCGGTGTGCGGATTGATGGCCTCCCACAGCGCGCGCCGCGCTTGGTTGGCCATCGGCAGCATGTGCCAGTAATTTCCAACGCGTTCGCTGAGCGCCGCTATCGCGGTCCTGTGCAAGAACACGTCATCCTTGCCGGCGCGCCGGTGCCACACAGCAACCGCACGTTTGCCGCCACGCTCCAGGTAGTCCCACAAGCGGCGCTGATAGGGCCGCGGATTCCACTCATTTGGCAGGCGGATCCGGGCTCGCGTCTCCACCAGATCCGGCGGCGGCTTGTGGATCAGCGGCGGGTTGGGTGACGGGCTCAGCATAGCGGACAACCTCAATCAGGATGTTGCCGCCACCGGCGCCAGTGTGCTGGATATTGGAAAGCTTGGCGTGGATGTAGGGCGCAGCGGCCTGCGCCATGTCATCGCGCCGCGCGTGCGATGCGTCCGGATCGCGCATGATGCGCAGCATGTACTCAAGCGGCGTTTCGTTGCCGTCCTTGAGCGCGCGCTTACGCAACTCCTGGTCAACCTTCGTGGGTGCGCCGGGCTTGCGCCCGGCACCGGGCCTAGCACCGCCGCGGGCCATGATAGATAGATTCCATTTCGATATGCGTTCACAGCGCGCCGCCGCTGGCGATTCTGGCCGCCAGCCGCTTGCGCATGCCATCGCGCGCGGGGACGCGCTTGCGTGTCCTGACCGTGGCGGGCTCGCTGTTGGGATCGGCGCGCTGGCGGCCGCGCTTGTCCCCGCTTTCCACAGCCTTATCCCCAGGCTTGGGCTTGCCGCCACCAGCCTCGCGCTGCGTGCTGAGCGCGATGGCCACGGCCTGATCCTGCGGCTTGCCCGCGGCCATCTCCGCCTTGATGTTCTGGCCAACGGCCTTGCGCGACTTGGATTTGATGAGCGGCATGGCTGCGGAGCCTATCAAGCGGTGCGGCGCAGGGACTCAGGCGCGTCCTTAGCGATTCCCCAACCCATACCCAGGAGCCCGCACCAGCGCTCCAATATCACCGGCTTGACCTTGCCGTGGCCGTTTTCGAGTCGGCACAGCCACCATTCGGATACGCCCAGGTCATAGGCGAGGATCTTGAGCGGTAGCCCTAGGGCCAGCCGGCGGGCGCGCAATTGGCTGATTATCCCCATGAAACGGCGATTGTTTCCCCGTTCGTCACCCTGTCAATAACTATTTCGGTATTTCCCTTGACGCCTAGGACCGTTGGCCCTAGTCTCCTCGCATCACAGCAAGGGCTAAGGAGGCCCGGCCACCATGACCGTCAAGTACAACGTCCCGCTTCCCACCGGCACCATCGCCACGCGCACCTCGCGCCGCCACACCCTGGCCGAAGGCGGCCATTACACCGTCATTTCCCTCCGCGAGGACGGCGGCATCTGCGGTTGGCACTACACCATGCGCGCCGCCCAGAACCATCGCGATTACGCCTGCCGCCGCCCCTCCTCTTTCGTGAACATCCTCCCGGAGCACATGGCCGGCGACGCGGCGCCCAAGCACCTGACCAAGGAGGTGGGGGCGTGAGCGCCCCCGCTTTCGCTCCCGGCGCCTGGGTGCAAATCCAGGCGCAGCCGCCCGGCCTGCGCACCAACATCATCGGCAGGCGGGCCATGGTCGTGACATGGCCCAGCGGCTGGCAGCACCATGACGATGAGGTGGCCGTGCTGATGGAAGGCGCACAATGCGCATTCCGTATGCCGCGCGCCGCATTGCGGGCCGCCGCCTGATTATCACCACTTGACAGCTAGGACCATTGGCCCTAGTCTCAGCCCGTCAACAGCAAGGGCACAGGAGGCCCGGCAGACATGGCTTTGAAGCTCCCCGAAACCTTCGTTTTTGAGATGCAGCCCTATGGCGTGGAAACGCTTGGGGATC